CCGCTGCCATACATTGGCGATATTTGAAATAGGCGTTATAGTCCCTTCTGCTTTTCCAGAGAGGATGCGCCATGCCATTGGTGCCGGGCTTGCCCCTGAACATCCGCCAGACCAACGGCGGCGCGCCGCCGGCTATCTCGCCGGGCCTTTCCATCAAGCATGATGTGCATAATCCGCCCGGCGTTCCCGAAATGGACGACGCCGGCGCCGTCATCAAGATCGAGCATCCCGACGGCAGCGTCACTGTCTCCCTCGATGGCCGGTCGCTGGTCGACAAACCGGAACAAAACGTCGGCTGGTTCGCCAATTTGGCCGAGAAGATCAAGGAAGACGATCTCAGCGCGATCGCTGACGACCTGCTGCGCGGCATTGATGAGGATCTGTCGAGCCGCAACGACTGGATCGAGGAGCGCGCCCAGGGCATCAAGCTGCTGGGCTTCAAGATCGAAATTCCCAATCTTCAAAGCGCCGCCGATGGCGCTCCGGTCGACGGCATGTCAAAAGTGCGGCATCCGCTGCTGCAGGAGGCCGTGCTCCGCTTCCAGGCCAACGCCCGCTCCGAAATGCTGCCGACCGACGGGCCGATCAAGATCCGCGACGACGGCAGCAACTCCAACCTTCCTCGTGACGCACTGGCGACCGCCCTTGAAAAAGACCTCAATCACTACCTCACAGTCACCGCGACCGAATACTATCCCGACACCGACAAGATGTTCCTGCTGCTCGGATTTGGCGGGACAGCCTTCAAAAAGGTCTACAATTGTCCCTTACGGAACCGACCGGTCAGCGAATCCGTCGATGCTAATGACCTCATCGTCAACGACGCTGCGACTGATCTTGCGAACGCCAAGCGTGTTACCCATCGTTCCATGATGCGGCCTTCGACGGTCAAGCGCATGCAGATTATTGGCGCTTACCGCGACGTCGATCTCGACACGCCCAAGCCGCAGAGCCTCGACGCGGCCCAGGAAGCAGCCAAAAACCAGCAAGGGATCCAGGCCACCACCACGAGGCCCGACGACCGTGACCGCGAGATCTACGAGTGCTATTGCGAACTCGACCTCAAAGGCTATGAGCACAAATACAAGGGCAAGATCACCGGCCTCGAAATCCCCTACCGGGTCACCATCGATCTCTCCAGCCGCAAAATCCTTTCAATCGTCCGCAACTACGATGAAGACACGAAGGAGCTTCCTGAAGCTCGCGAAACCTTCGTCAAATATATTTTCGTGCCAGGATTGGGATTCTACGACATTGGCCTGCTCCATATATTGGGGAACACTACCAACGCTGTTACTGCTGCTTGGCGTGAGCTTCTGGATGCTGGAATGTTTAATAACTTTCCCGGCTTTCTCATGGCTGACACGGGCGCGCGTCAGAACACCAACATCTTCCGCGTCCCGCCGGGCGGCGGCGTTCTCGTCAAGACGGGCGGTCTTCCCATCAGTCAGGCGATTATGCCGCTTCCTTACCAGCCGCCGTCTCAAGCTTTGATGGCGCTGGTGCAAGACATGGCGCAGACCGGCCAGCGCAGCGGCGGCACCGCCGAACTGCCCACCGGCGAAGGCAAGGCTGACATTCCCGTCGGCACCATCCTGGCGATGATCGAGCAGGCCCAGAAGGTGCTCAACAACGTCCACAAGCGCATGCACTCGGCTCAGTCGCAAGAATTTCGCCTGCTGATACGCTGCTTCAAGGAAAACCCCAAGGCGTTCTGGCAGCGCAACAAGAAGCCGTCCGCGCCATGGGACGAGCAGAATTTCCGCGCCGCGCTCGATCTGGCCGATCTGACCCCGCAGGCCGATCCGAACACCGCCAGCCATGGCCAGCGCGTGATGAAGATCATGGCGCTCAAGCAGTTGCAGCAGCAGAACCCCACCATGTACGACCCGATCGCGATCGACACGGCGGCGCTGCAGGCGCTGGGCTGGAACAATCCGCAGCAATTCATGGCGCCGCCGGCGGCCCAGGCTGCGCCTCCTCCGCAAATCGTCCAGCAGCAGGCCGAGACGGCGGCCAAGACCCTCACCGCGCAGGCGGCGATGGTCACCGCCCAGGCGAAAGCCAAGGAATCTGGCGCGCGCGCCATGAACCTGATGGCGGAAGCCCAGACCATGGGCATGGACGAAACCGGCCAGGTCCAGCAGGATACGCCGGTCGATCAGCACCGCGCCGAATCGGAGCGCATCAAGGCCAACGCGCATGCGCAGCAGGCCGACACCCACCAGTCCGTCATGGGGGCCAAGGCCCAGGCTGACCTGCTGAACGCCCAGACCCGCCAGCAGGAAGTTCAGTTGAAACTGGGCGAAATGTCGATGAAGGACGCCCACCACGACGACGAGCAGCGCCTCAAGACGAGGGCGGAAACGATCGACATGGCCAAGCAGGTCATGGACAGCCACGCCGAGAACGCGCGCACCCAGGAGGAAATGCACCACGATCACGCCCTGATGGGCCGCGAGCAGGCGCATGAGCACGAGATTGTCGAAAAGACCCACGCGCACGAGAAGGAACTGGAGGGCGTGAAGAAGACGGCGGCGATCGCGGTCGCCAAGGCCAAACCCCGTCCGAAGCCAGCCGCCAAGCCGAAGGGTAAGAGCAAATGAACAAGCCCATCCGCGCTGCGCTCCTGACGGCCAAGGCTCTTTATGACAAGCTGCCTCATGTCGTCGGCGGCGGCGCGCCGATGGCCAAAGGCGGCGTCGTCAAGGACATTCCCCAGATCATCATGCCTGGCGATCACCCGGCCCGCATCGACACCCGGCTGGCGACGGGCGCCAAGCCGCTCGATCTGGGGCCAGGGCCGCGCACCGTCAACATGGCGGCGCTGCGCGCGACGCCGGCGCTGTTCGACAAGAACGTCGACATCCTGCGGCATTATCCGAATGTTTCGAAAGACGCGAGCAAGCTGTCGAACCAGGATCTGTCCGAGCATTTCATCAAGCACGTCAAGGACAACCTGCTGTGGCTACACGACCAGGTGCCCGACGAAACTCGCCAGCGATCCAAGCTGTGGTACGACGGCGCCAACAAGCTGGCCAAGGAGTGGGCCAAGAAATACGGCGTTTCGGAGGCGTCAGCCGCCGGCGCGCTGGCCGCGCTGTCGCCGCAGAAAGACTGGTTTCAGAACGTGTCGCTGGCCGAGCGCGTGTTGCATGCGATGAAGGGGCGCGGCAATAACGCCTACCACGGCGAAACCTTCTCGCCTGAGATGGAGGGCACTTATCGCGGCCTGGACAAGCTGGCCACCGAGAAGAACGAGCCAATCTTCCAGGCGATTAGAGGCAAGTCGCTGGGCGAAATTGATCAAATGGGTCACATCCCTCGCGACGAGCGCGCGGTCATGAAGGCGCTGTGGATCCGGATGCACGATCAGACCCATGGCGATCCCGGCTACAAGATCGCCACGCCTGAAGGCCACTTTGGCGAAATCGCCCGCAACGCCGACGGCTCGCCATCGCGGGCGGGCTGGGGTTCGCTGGGCGAGATCGGCAAGGCGGTGCAGGCGATCGAGAGCAACGGCGAGCCGACCTTCATGAACCGTCTGATGGGCGAGCGCCACAAGGTCCGCAATTTCTACAACAATATTCTCGACCCCAACTCGCAGCATGGCGACGTCACCATCGACACCCATGCGGTCGCCGCCGGCCTACTGCGCGCGCTGTCGGGCAATTCGCTTGAGGTGGCGCACAATTTCAGCAACTACGCCGGCAAGGGCGTTCCGGGCGCTGGCGGCTCCAACGCCACCGGCGTGAACGGAACCTATCCGCTCTATGCCGACGCCTATCGCCAAGCCGCCAAAGAGCGCGGTATACTGCCTCGCGAAATGCAATCGATTACGTGGGAGGCGATCAGGGGATTGTTTCCCGACACCTTCAAAACTGATAAAAACAACGCCCATATCGACAGCATCTGGAACGACTACAAGCACGGAAGAAAAGGAATCGACGATGTCCGCAAAGAAATCCACGACTTCGCAGGGGGGATCCGGCCACCGGAGTGGCACGACACCTCTGGAGCGCCTGATGCACCGGTTCGGGGTGCCAGTGGACCGGGACTCGTACCTGGCCCTGGATCACGCGGGCCAGCCCCCCAAGGAATTATCGGCGGAACAGGAAATGGACCTCCCGGAGCACTTGCGCCGCAAGCACCCCGGCAGTCGGGGCTGATCTTGCCGCCCGGATACGCCTGTGGCGGCGCAGTCGCCAAAGCATTGGCCGCGACACGGTCGAATTAACCTGATACGGTGATTTAGCTTGAAGGATGACGCCGATGTGTTTCTCGCTCGCCTGGCTTGAGAACTTGCTCATTTGGGTCGTCATCGTCGGCGCTCTCATCGCCATCCTCCAACTTTTCGTGCCTTGGGTGCTGGCTCAAGTCGGGGATTTGGGCGGCGCTGTCGGCGTCGTCCTGCAGATCGTCAAGATCATTGTCTGGGCGGTGATCGTCATCTTTGTCATCTATGTGGTCTTCGACCTCATCAGTTGCCTGCTGTCGTCAGGCTCGCTGAAGTTGCCCAAGCCATAACCCCACGGCTCCGGTAAGCCGCAATCCGAGAAGGGAAAACCCTGATGTCTGAGGACAGCAAAAAGTTTCGCGCCGCGATGCGCGCCAAGGCCGAGCGTTTGGGGACGGCCTCGTCCGCAGGCAAGGTCGACTGTTCAAGTTTTGGCGACGTCGAGCAGGATCCGATTCACGCCGATAAGGCTCAAGGCCCGCGCCCGCTATCGAGGCGAGCCTTCAAAAGCGGCGGCGCCGTCCTCGGCGCTGCGGGCTTCAAGCACGGCGGGCGCGCCGCGCGCAAAAGCGGCGGCATGGCCCAGGCTTTCGGCAACGCCATCTTCAACAGCAGCATCAAGACAGCCGACAACGATCGCGAAGGTCACGTCGAGCGCAAGGGCGGCATGAAGAGCGGCGGCAGGAGCGGCAAGTTTGGCGGCGGCGGCGCTGGGCCGATCGGCGGCCAGACTGCAATCACCAATCTGGCGGCGCAGGATGCGCAGAAGCCGATGGCGGCTGCGGCCCAGCAAGCTGGCGTTGGCGCGGACGGTCCCGTCAAAGCCACCGCCGGCGGCAGCGGCCATATGTTTGGCATGGCGAAGGGCGGTCACCCGCACAAGGCCGAAGACGAGAAGTGCGCCAAGAAGCTGGTCGCGCATCACAAGGCTGACGGCGGCCCGCTTCCGTCACCTGCCGACGCCGGTCCGCCTCCCGGCCCGCCCGAAGCGACGCCCGCCGGCGCAGAGCAAGGCCCCGACATCAAGGAGGCGTTGCTTGAGGCTCTGATGCACGAGCACAAAAAGTCGAAGAAGCACAAGAAGGGTCCGCCGATGCCGCCTCCGGATGACGAGGAAGCGGAAGCGGCCCCGCCTCCCGACGATCAAGCCGGCCCGCCTCCGGGCCTTGGCGCCAAGCGCGGCGGCAAGGCGCGCAAGGATGGCGGCGGCGTCTACGACCCCAACGTCAAGCTCGGTCCGCGCGATGGCTACGCCAGCGGCGGCAAGACCAAGGGCAAGACCAACATCAATATTATCATTGGCCAACCTGGTGGCGCCTCTCCTCCCGATGCCGGCGGCGGACCTCCTCCCCCGCTGGCAGGGCCGCCGCCGGGGCCGGGGGCGGTTCCTGTGCCGCCTCCCGCGCCCCCGCCTGGCTTGCCTCCGGGCGGCGCGATGGGCGGACCGCCTCCGGGCGCGCCGCCGCCAATGCCGATGCCGCCTCCGGGCGGGCCGATGGGCCGCAAGCACGGCGGTCGAGCGTATCCGATTGAGCATGCTTCTGGCGGCGGCAAGGGCCGTCTGGAGAAAATCAAGGCATATGGGCTGGTTCCGCCCAAGGGGAGGATGGGGTGAACATCGAAAAAACTGTAATCGACCATGCGCTTGTCATCGCTTTGGGGCTTCTGCTCCTGCTCTTCGCTTTTGCAGGCTTTATCATTTCCGCCCGCGCTCAGTCCATCGAAATTGGGCCGGGGGGCTTCTCGATTGGCCAGCAGCGTCACGGGCGCGGGCATGGCGAGGTGTGCGCGGAGTTGCGCCGCGCATGCATGTACAAGGAAGAGCGCGGTGAGGAAGGCATGGGAAACTGCCGTCGCTACCGCGAATCATGCCAATATTGAACAGGAGTGAAATCAGATGGTCTTGCGTCATGTTGTAATTCGCGGAGTGGCCGATATCGGTGACGTGGTTCACCCCGCTGATCCCGGTTTTGGGCGTCCTGGCGGCGGCTGGAGTCCCGTTGACCCCGGCTATGATCGCCCCAGCGGCGGCCATCCTGATCAAGGCCTCCCCGGCTACGGCCACCCCGATCAAGATCTGCCTGGCAGGCGCCCGCGTCCCGACCAGGGTTTGCCTGGATACGGGCACCCGGATCAGGGCCTTCCCGGCTACGGGCATCCTGATCAAGGTCTTCCTGGCTATGGTCATCCGGATCAAGGACTACCTGGTTATGGCCACCCCGATCAGGGTCTGCCTGGCTTGCCGGTTTATCCCAGTCAGGGACCGATTCTTCCAGCCGCTCCCGGCCATCCGATCCCCGTGCCGCGTGTGCCGGTGGTGCAGGTCATCCCGCTGCCCGAAGGCGCGGTGCTTCCGACTGAGCCTCCGCATCGCCCTGGCAGGATCGCCATCGTGGTCGAGGGCGAAACCAAGGCTGTCGGCTGGCTGCAGGGTTCGGATGACCTTCCGGTCGCCGCGCCCAAGGGCGAAGCGCCTGTCCCCGGCGGTCACTGGGTGGCGGTCGAAGTCAATCCGCAGGCAAGGCCCAAGAAATGCAGCGACGGCAGCGATGGCGTCGGCAAGACTGGCTTTGCCTGGGTGTTCGAAGTGAAGCCCGACTTTGGCACGGAGCCGACGTCGGTCTGAAAACACAGAGGGCCGCTTCCAGTACATCCGTGGAAGCGGCCCTCATACCCTCGGTCGACACCTTGAGCTTGTCTTACATCAGAAACAAATCAGGTTCAAGCCCCAATGCAGACTTTTAAGAGCGTTTTTGCCGAAGAACTAAAGAAGCTCCTGCGCGAGCAGATCGAATCCGCCAAGAACGACCTCGCATACGGCGCCAGCATCACGACTTTCGAAGCCTATCGCGAGGCCGTCGGCGTCATACGCGGCCTTAGCGCCGCCATCGATACCGTCGATGACGCCGAGCAGAAGGCCAACGATCGCGAGCGCGGCCTCTAAATTCTGTTGTCAGCACACTGACAGTGTGCGAGTAATTGTGCGTCACAGGAGACGCGCATGGCCTTTGCTTCGATGTTGCACGAGGAAGATCCGGTCCAGAAGGTGCTGAAGGAGCTTGGCGACCTGTCAGGGGTCGAAATTTTCCACAATCAATTGCTCGCTGCGGTCTACATCAGGCCCGATAAAACCAAGAGCGGCCTGTTCCTGGCCCAGCAGACCCTCAACGAGGATCGTTTTCAGTCCAAATTGGGCCTTGTCGTCAAGAAAGGCCCGCAGGCCTTCATCAGCGGCGGCGAATGGCAGTTCCCTGACATCGAACTGCATGACTGGATCCTGTTTCGCCCCTCGGACGGCTGGAACATCACCGTCAATGGCGTCCTGTGCCGCATCCTGACCGACACGGCCATCAAGGGGCGCATTGCGACGCCCGATCTCATCTGGTGAGCGACATGGCGAAAGATCCGAATAGTATCCCGGCCTTCGACCCGAACACCGACTGGGAGCACGGCGGCAAGGAAGAGCGCGATCCACTGGTCGAACTGCGGGCGCAACTCGATCGCGAGCGCGCCGCGCGCATCCAGGCTGAAAATCGGGCCAACGAATACGCGACCACCGCGCACGGCGCTCAGGTTGAAGTGGCCGACAACGAGCTTAAACTGGTGGTCAGCGCGATCGAGCGGGTCAAGGAGCACACCAACGCCCTGAAAGCCGCTTACGCCGAGTCGTTACGCAACCAGGATTACGACAACGCAGCCGAATTTCAGGTTCAGCTTGCCGACAATGCAGCGGCGCTGCGGCAGCTTGAAAACGGCAAGGCGTCAATGGAGGCGCAGCCCAAGCCTGTGGCGCCGCAGCCGATCAAGATGAGCATCGATCCCGTCGAGGAACTGGCGAGCCAACTGACGGCGAAGTCCGCCGCCTGGGTCCGCGCCCATCCCGAATGCGCCCGCGATCCGAAGCTTTACGCCAAAATGGTCGCGGCCCACAATATTACGGTTTCGCGCGACATCGATCCCGACACGGACGACTATTTCCGCTCAGTGGAGGCGCTCGTTTACGACAGGCCCGCAGATCGCGAACGCGATCTCGACACTGGCGCTGATGATCCGCAGGCCGCGTCCGCCAAGGCTGCGCCGCAGCGTGAATCGGCCCCGCCGGCGGCTGCGCCTGTCAGTCGCGGATCGAGTGGCAGGAGCGCCACGCTGACGCCGCTTGAGCGCGAATACGCCGAGATTTCAGGCATGTCCGAGCAGGACTACGCCAAGGCGCGTGACGACATTCGCAAGAACCAGGGCCGCCTGCATTAAGGAAACACCAATGGTCAACCGTCCGCCTCCGCAGCGTTTCACCAGCCCCAGTCGCGAAGAGCCGGCTATCCAGCCGCCTTCTTTTATCGAGCGTCCGCCGCTTCGCCAGCCCGTCGAAACCTCGATGGACCGCGCCGCCCGGCGCACCCTCGAATTGCGCGGCCACTTCACTAACGGCGTTCTCGACGAAGGCGCCGATGAATTTTACATCAACCCTGCGATCATTCCTGAAGGGTGGTCATACGAGTGGAAGCTGTATTCGGTCCTCGGTGAAGAGCAGGGGTCGTACCAGGTCACCCTGGCCCGCACGGGCTGGGAGCCGGTGCCGTCCGATCGGCACCCTGAGTTGATGCCTCGCAACACCAAGGAAAAGACCGTGATGCGGCGCGGCATGCAGCTTATGGAGCGCCCGCTCGAAATTACGCTGGAGGCCAAGCAGCTTGAGCGCGACAAGGCCCGCCGTCAGGTTCGCATCAAGGAAGAGCAGCTTACTGCGGCGCCTCCGGGCCAGTTTGGGCGCGACAACAAGGGTGAACCCTTGACCCGCCTTGGCAAGTCTTACGAGGCTATGCCGGTGCCGAATAGCTGACGACGCTTGACGACGTCGTATTTTTGGATGTACAAAACGAGTACCCGCTTCTCCCCGCTGTGAGAAGCTGTATTTTTCGGACCTCCCCTAGCCCCCGGTGTGGCATAGCAGGTCTTCCTTGAAAGAGGAGGGTTTTGCCGTGGCCAACACCAATGCTCCCTTTGGCTTCCGTCAGGTTCAGGGCTTGGGCAGCGCCCCGACCTACGAACAGGTCGAAGTTGTCGTCCAGTACAATGCCGGCGCCATTTACTTTGGCGACCCCGTGGCGGCTCTTGCCGACGGCACTGTCGCCGCTGCGCCGACCACCGCCGGTACGCCCCCGCCGCCCATCGCCGGCATTTTCCAGGGCTGCAAGTATCTTTCCGTTTCGCAGAAGCGCACCGTCTGGTCAAACTACTGGCCCGGTAGCGATGTTGCGTCGGGCAACCTGGTGACCGCGTACATCATCAACGATCCGCATGCCAAGTTCATTGCGCAGACGGATGGCACGGGCGCTGCCCTCACGGACGTGAATGCAACCGTCGGCTTCAATATCGGCGCTGGCAATCCGGCCAACGGCATGTCTGGCGCGTACCTCATTCCGGCCACCGCGCCAAGCATTGTTGGCAACCCGTTCACCGTCTTTGGCATCGTCCAGGCTCCCCCCGGCTCCGCTGGCACTCTCGCCAACGGTCAGCCTTACGACTGGGCCATCGTCGGTTTCAACAACGTCCAGACCAAGATCGTCACCGGCATCTGATCCGGCCATAGCAACAGGAGTAGACCGTCATGGCCGTCAATCTTAGCGCCATCAAAGACCTCCTTCTCCCCGGTTTGCGCGGGATCGAGGGCAAGTACGAGATGATTCCGTCTCAGTACGACAAGATCTTTACGAAGCACAATTCAAAGATGGCGTTGGAGCGCACGGCTGAAATGCGCTACCTGGGCCTCGCCGCCCTGAAGACTGAAGGCGGCCAGACTCAGTTCGACAACGGCGCCGGCGAACGCTACGTGTACAATCAGGAACACGTCGAGATCGGCCTCGGCTACGCGATGACCCGCAAGGCCATCGACGACAACCTCTACAAGACCCAGTTCCATCCGTCGAACCTCGGCCTGATCGAATCTTTCCAGCAGACCAAGGAAATCTACGGCGCCAATGTGCTGAACACGGCGCAGACCTATCTGTCGACGATCGGCGGCGACGGCAAGGCGCTCTGTGCGGTCGATCATCCGATCGACGCCGGCCTCGTTGGCAATACGCCGGCGGTGCAAGTTGATCTGGGCGAATCGACCTTGCTCAACAGCATGATCGGCGTCCGGACTAATTTCAAAGACCAGGCCGGCTTGAAGGTTTTCGCCCGCGCGCGGAAGTTGATCATCCCGCCGCAACTGGAACCGGTAGCAATTCGTCTTCTCAAGACAGAATTGCGCCCAGGCACGGCAGATAATGATGTCAATGCAATCCTCTCGGCAAGTGGAGGCTTGACCGAAAACTTCATGGTCAATGACTTCTTGACCTCGCCCTTCGCCTGGTTCCTTCTGACAAATATCGATGGTCTTTCCTTCATGGAAAGAATAAAGTTCGAAACCGACATGCAAGTCGATTTCGTGACCGATAATCTATTGGTCAAAGGTTACGAGAGGTATTCGTTCGGTTACTACAACTGGCGAGCCGTCTACGGCAACTTCCCGACCTCGTAATACTGGCTCAGAAGGAGAAAGCACATGGGTGCGACACACTTCACGGGGCCGGTTATTGTAGGCGACCCTGCTGCGGGGACTCAAGGCGAGATCGAGTGCTATCAGGACATCATCATCCTGAACCCCGGTCCCGGTAACCAAGACTACGCGCTCAACATCCCGCCTGGCTCGGTGATCATGGGCTTCGAAGTCGCCACATTCACGGCATGGAACTCGGCTACCTCCGCGTCCATGACGATTGGCAATGTGGTTGGCGGCGCGCAATATGTCGGCGCCACCGATCTGAAGGCGGCGGCGCCCTTCCCCGCCATGACGCAGACGGCGGCGAACATCGCTGCCCAGCGCGGCTATACGGCGGCGGGCGCGGCTGCGCCGGTCACTGGGCCGATCAACATTCGTGTTGCCTCGGTTGGCGCGGGCATTATCGGCTCCGCGCTGGTGTCGGTTCATTATGTCCAGGTGGCGACACCTTGATCGGAGGCTTCAATGGCAAAAGCTGGCAAGAACCCCGCTTTCGATAGCGGCAACAAGGATGTCAAGGAAGAGGCCGAAGAGAAGGGCGGCGGCAAGCAGACCAAAAAGCGCGTAGGCGGGCCGGTTGGCGCGTCTGCTCATTCGCATGGCGGTCGAGCGGCTCGCAAGAGCGGCGGCTCCTGCGAAAACCATCTGTTCTCGTCAGCCAATGCGGGTTCGCCCGCGCCTGGCCGGAAGATGATGTCGAAGAAGGTCTGACGCCATGCGGCCAATTGTCGTCACTGCTGCGCCGCTTGCTGCGCTCGTTACGAACGGCATCTGCCTGTCGCAGACGCCGACGGCTGGTCCGCTGGCCCTGAATGGATCGCTGGTCGTCAATGGCGTTGTTGTTCTCGATCAGGCGCGCCAGATCGCCTTTGCCTCCACGGGCAACAATTCGAACACCACCTTCACGATCACCGGCACCGACGCCTTTGGCGCGACCCAAAGCGAAAGCCTTGTCGGCGGCAATATCGCCACGATCGTCACCACCAAAAACTACAAGACCGTGACTTCGATCACCAGTTCGGCAGCGAGCGTGGCGGGCTTGACCGTCGGCACCAACTCCAGCCCGGCGGTCACCTCGTCGCAATGGGTGCGCTTCGACGATTCCGGCAACCCCGGCGTTTCGATCCAGATCAGTTCGGCTGGAGCATCGAACATCACGGTCCAGCAAACCCTGGATGATCCCAACAGCCCGACCAATCCGGTTCTGCCGGCCAACGTAATTTGGGCGCCGCATCCCGACGCCACGCTGGTCGCTGCCGCTATGATCAATGGCGCGGTGCTGCAGGGCAATTACGCTTACAAGCCGGTCTTCGCGCGCGTCCTGCTCAACAGCGGCGTCGGAACGGCGACGGCCACCTTCATCCAGTCGGGCGGGGCCGATTACTGATGCCTCCCCCCGGCCTATCAAATGGCCACAACAAGCTGGCCTCGCATCCCGGCCTCACTGGCACTACGGGCCTCGGAGCGAGTGGCGGGTTCTCAGGGTTGATGGCGCCTCTCCTCCTCGATGAAACTCTGACCGTCGAACTTCCAGTCTTCACCAACCAGAAGATCGGCCAGGCGCGGAACTGGGGCGATGCCGCCGACAAGTTTGACATTGTTTCGATCGTGCCGCCCGTCGCTGGCGAATATTTCAGCATTAATAAAGCGGGCGAGCTTCACGTTACGCGCCTCGGCGTTTTGCACATCCGCAGGCGCGAGTATCTCTTGACGGTCGAAGCTGATAATGTCGTCGGGTCAGGGCGCGCAGTCATCACGATCAAAGTGGTGTAGCTGCCCCATCGTAGGGGGTTCGCATGACTTACGGCGACAAATATAGCTTTGCTTTGGGCCTTAGCGACGTCACCCTCTATGCGTTTGGTTTGTGCGGCATCAGGCGCACCGCAGTCCTCCAGGAACACATGGCCGACGCCTACATCGCGGCCAATCTTCTTCTGGCCGACTGGTCGACCAAGGGCGTCAATCTCTGGCAGGTTTCCCAGATCTCGATCATCTTGAGCAAGGGCGCCGGGGTCTATGACGTTCCGCTTGAAGCGATCGTCATGCTCGACACCTTCGTGACGGTCGACGGCAGGGACCGCATCATGCTGCCGATCAGCCGCACCGAATATGCGAGCTACCCCAACAAGGACCAGCCTGGCGTCCCGACCACCTTCTGGATGGATCGCCAGCTTCCAGGACGCGGCAGTCTCAGCATCTGGCCAGTGCCGGATCGCGACGGCTACACCCTGACCTATCACTATCTGACGCAGGCGCTGAACTCAGAATTTCTCAACGACCAGCAGCCGCCGGTCCCGCCAGAATGGCTCTACGCCTTCGCCACCGGCCTGGCCGAGAAGCTGGCGATGTCATGGGCGCCAGAGCGCCTGGCCTTCCTTTCGCCCATTGCCGAAAAGGCCTATGATACCGCCTCGCGCAGCGGCGTGGAGACGGCGACCCAGTACATCAGCCCGCAGATCGGCGGTTACTTCAGGAATTGAGGAGTGAGCCGTGGGCTACGCATCGAAGCTCGGCAGAGCGAGGATTAACTCCCGCAATCCGCAGGCGGCGGCGGTGTGCGATCGATGCGGCTTCGTCTTCAATCATGTCGATCTTCAGTGGCAGTTTGACTATGCCGGCGCTTCGATGATCAACAAGCGCATCCTCATTTGCAACAGTTGCCTCGATACGCCACAGCAGCAGCTTCGCGCGATCGTCCTCCCTGCCGATCCGATGCCGATCATTAATCCGCGTCCGCAGGAATATCACGTAGCAGAGGCGAATGTGCGCGTGACGACCAATCGCTACGTGCCAGACGGCAAGACCGGCATCCCGGTTCCGGATCTCAATCCGCCGCCCACGGCGGACGGTCAGCCCACCCAGCCGGCGGGGACGACGCGCATCACGCAGGTTGAAGACACTCGCGTCACGCAGCAGACCGGCGTACCGGCGGGAAGCCGCAATCAGCAAGCGGGCTATGATCCGAATGCTCCTGGCGCTGACAAGCCGGGCCTGCCTTATGACAATGATCCGCCGCCACCGCCGATGCATGTTCCAGACACGGGGCCGCTCAAATAATGGCAAACGTCCAGATCACGGGACTTCCCGCCACCCTCGCGCTTTCCGGCAATGAGACGGTGGAGATTGTGCAGGGCGGCGTCTCGATGAGCGCCACCACCAAGCAGATGGCTGCGCTGGCCGTTCCAGGTCCGATAGGGCCGACGGGGCTGAAGGGCGACAAAGGCGACAAGGGCGACACGGGCAACACCGGCCCGCAAGGCAATCAAGGCATCCAGGGCGTACCTGGCGCCGCTGGCAACGCCGGCGGCACGGACGGCCAGATCCAGTACAACAATGCCGGCCAGTTCAACGGCATGGTGGTCAGCGGCGACGGCTCATTGACCCGCGCCAGCCTCGGCGCTTTCACGCTGACCATCACCAAAACCAACAATGTGCCGTTCGGCCCCTATGCTACGGCGACGTCGCTTCCCCTGTTCACCAGCAGCGCCGCTGGCGCGGTCCCCGCGTCTGGCGGCGGCGCGACCAAGTTCTTGTGCGCGAACGCCACCTGGGTCGTGCCCGTGCCGGGCGCCGCCGGATCGAACGGCGACATCCAGATTAACAACGGCGGGGCGCTGGGCGCTGTGACGCCGAATGGCGCCGGCGCTCCGCTCGGCACCACGGGCGCAGTCAACGCCGTCTTCACGGGGGCGATCACTATTTCGGGCCTGCCCAGCGCAGGATCGGCGCTATTCCTCAACAAAGCCCAGGGCAATGGCAACAGCATAGTCGGCCAGGTGGCGGGAAGCTATCGCTGGCTCGCCCTTCTTGGCGATTCCGCAACCGAAACTGGCGGCGGCGCGGGGTCTAACTTTAGCCTGAACACCTACGGTGACGGTGGCGCTTACATTGGAACGCCGTTCGCGGTCAATCGCGTGTCTGGCTACGTGACGATCAATGGCAATGGCGCGGCTAGTCCTGGTGTGCCAACCGGGGCGTTTGGTCACGCTTCGCTCAACATCAACAAAAATGGATCCGGCAAAGTCGCCAACATTATCGGCTTGAACAATGGTTCGCCGCGCTGGGAGATTGACCTTGGCAGCACTGGGACAGAAAATGGCAGCAACGCCGGCTCTGATTTTTATGTGCATAGATTTAACGATGCTGGCGCCTATTTGGACTCCCCGTTCTCCATTAACCGCGCCAGTGGCGCTGTCACCTATTCGCAGCCAGTCAACTCGCCACTTGGGTTTACCGTTGGCTTAGGCACGGCGGTTCATGGTGATTCGATAGAAGTCGGCAGGCCAGGGCAAAACGCGGGGGCTTACCTCGACTTCCACTCCAGCGTGAACAACAACGATTACGACGCCCGCATCATCGCCACCGGAGGCGCGGCGGCGGTGGGCGGCGCTACGTTGGCGGTGGTCGCCGCAGCGTTTAACGTCTCTGGCAATGGATATTTTGGCGGTATTCTGAGCAGCGGCCCGATGTATATGAATGGCGCAGCTTTTAACTGGTACACGGGCGTTCAAGCAAATTATTTCTCTTTGTCTGATAGCGCAGGCAACGGCGGGCAGTATCGCGATATTAATTTCAGGGGTGTGGATAGCGCCAATACTGTTGCCGTAAACATGAACGCATTCAATGTGTATGCCAATTCAGCTAATTTCTCCAACACCATTACTGCTGGCGGCACCATATCCGGCGGAAACCTCACGACGCCCAACACGGTGCAGGGAGGCTATGTGACCTCGACCGGAACCGTGAACGGGCTGACCGTTCAGGGAACCTACCTGTATTCGTCTGGAAATGTGGCAGGCGCTGGCACTATTGACGGCGCTCAAGGCACTGTTGGTCGACAGGGAGCAGGCGGCGCCGCTGGGCAAGCCATCTGCCTTTTCTGGGATGGCGCTCACTTGGCTAATTATGTCGGCGGGACGTTCGTCGGCTACACCCAGTATATTTCCGACTATCGCTTCAAGCGGAACGTCGCGCCGTTGCTATCGGTGTGGGATCGCGTCAAGGCGCTGAACCCGGTCAAATACAACCTCAAGGACTTTTCGCCGGAAGGCTTCAAAAGCACATTGGAGGGCGATGACGGTCCATTAGTCGTCGGTGACACGAAAGAGCGTTGGGGTTTCCTCGCGCACGAGCTTCAAGCGGTGCTGATCGAAGACGCGGCGAGCGGCCTCAAGGATATCCCTAACCACATTCAGACGCCCAACCCGTGGACAGTGATTGCGGCGTTGACCAAGACGTTGCAAGAAGCTATGGCGCGCATCGAGGAGCAGGACGCTCGCATCAGGATCCTGGAGGCCAGGGCATGAGCGCCGCAGACATTCTCAACCTTCCCGTCGCCATTGGTCTTTCGGGCGAGGAGTACATCGAGGTCGTCCAGGGCGGAACGCTCCATCGCGCCACGGTCAAGCATTTCAGCAAGCGGCTGCTGGAAGGATCGATTCCCAATGGCGTCCTCGCGCTGGATGGCCGCGAGGGGCCGCCGGGAGGCGCGGGTCCGCCTGGCCCGCCAGGGCCTGATGGTCCGCCTGGCCCGCCGGGGCCACGGGGAGGGCAGGGTGAGCCTGGTCCGTTCGGGCCGACCTTCACGCCGGCGTCTGGCGCGGTCATCCGCTCGTGGTCCGTCTATGACAGCAACCAGCATGTGATCAAAGAACGCTACATGCTGGGCGGTGATTTTCAGAAGAAGAATTTCTACCCGCAACTGATGCTCGCGCCCGCCGTGTCGGCGCTCGGCAATCGGCTGCGGCTGCGGGCCAAGATCTGGTGCGTGGGCACGGACAGCGATTGCGCGATCAATGGCGGCATGTTTCTGAACGGCGAGAAGGCGGTGAGCGTCGCGCATGCTCTTGCCGACGCGCCGCTGCTGTTCGACTGTGAGATCACTCCGACCGTTCTGACGGCGCAGATGTTCTCCTTTTGTGTTGGCGCGGCTCTTGCCAACGCTGATTGCATCATCAACATGCCTCGGCTGGTTCAGAGTTGCCTCGTCATCGAGGAGATCCAAGCGTGAGTAATGTCCAGATCCCGAACTTGCCTGCCGCCGGCGCTTTGATTGGCACGGAGCAAATGGAGCTTGTGCAGGCCGGCGTCTCGGTGCGCGCCACGGTGTCGCAGCTTATTGAAGACGCTCACGTTCCGTTGCCAGCTACCAACCTGCCGCTGATGAACGGCGGCGCGTCGGTGGGCGCCGAGCAGACCTACTCGCGCGGTGATCACATCCATCCGACCGACACCACGCGCTATGCCGTATCGAATCCGGCGGGTTACCAGACGGCGGCGCAAGTCACGGCTGCGCTGGGGCCTTACGCTCTGATTGACAGCCAGGCGTTTACTGGAACGCCTTCGATGCCGACTGGCGCTACGGGCGTTACGCAGACGGCGGCTGATAGCTCGACCAAACTGGCGACCACGGCTTTCGTCAAGGCCCAGGGCTACGCGCCGACGGCGTCCCTGGGAACGATGTCCACTCAGAACGCCAACGCGGTGGCGATCACCGGCGGCGCTATCAATGGGACGACCGTCGGAGCCACCACGCCCAGCACCGGCGCATTCACCAATCTGTCGGCGTCAGGTACGGTTTCCGGCGCCGGCTTTACTGCGTTGCTGGCTCCTTATGCGACGACGGCGTCCCTGGGGACGATGTCCACCCAGAACGCCAATGCAGTGGCGATCACCGGCGGCGCAATCAACAGCACGACCGTCGGCGCGACCACGGCGAGCACGGGCGCTTTCACCACACTGAGCGCCTCTGGCGTGGTGTCGGGTGCTGGATTCACCACGCTGCTGAACCCCTATGCTTTGGTCAATTCACAGGTGTTTACTGGAACGCCGTCGCTGCCGACCGGCACGATTGGCGTGACGCAGGCGGCGCTCAATAATTCGACCAAACTCGCCACCACGGCTTATGTCGATGGCGCGATCACGGTGTTGGGCCTCGGCACGATGGCCGCGCAGAACGCCAACGCGGTCGCGATCACGGGCGGCGCCATCAACAACACGGCGATTGGCGCGACGACGCGCAGCAGCGGCGCTTTCACCACGCTGGCGGCCAATGGCGCGGCGACCTTCACATCCTCGCTGACGGCTTCGCCGGCCAGCGCCAATGTCGTTCTTTCGCCAACCGGCACTGGCACGGTTACGATCAATCCGGCCACGCTCGGCCACGTCGACAATACGGCGATCGGCGCGACGACGGCGAGCACCGGCGCGTTCACCACGCTGGTCGCGACGTCGATCAACAGCACTCCCATTGGCGCGACGACACCCAGCACCGGCGCTTTCACCACTTTGAGCGCCACCGGCACGGCGACCTTCACAGGCGCGCTGACGGCATCGCCTGCGAACTTGTCGGTCACGTTCTCGCCCACCGGCACTGGCACGGTCACCATCAATCCGGCGACGCTTGGCACGATCAACAATATGACGATCGGCGCCACCACGGCGGCGGCTGGCACTTTCACCAATCTGACCGCGACCGGTACGGTGGGCGGCGCTGGTTTCACCACGCTGTTGACGCCTTACGCGCTGGTCAATTCGCAAGTCTTCACCGGGACGCCGTCGCTGCCGACCGGCACCATTGGCGTGACGCAGGCAGCGGCCACCAATAACACGACGCTGGCCACCACGGCCTATGTGAAGTCGCAGAACTATCTGACCGCCAACCAGAGCATTGCGCTTACCGGCGACGTCACGGGTTCTGGGACCACATCGATCGCCTCGACGGTCGTCCAGCTTCAGGGCCGTCCGCTGTCGGCTTCTCTGCCCGCCAGCGGCAATCTGATGGGCTGGAACGGCACGACATGGGGGCCGGTTGCGGCTGGCGCGGCTGCGGCTGGCGGCACCGCCAATCAGATCCAGTATAACAACGGCGGCGTCCTCGGCGGCCTCCCCACCACCGGCACTTTTGCTAGCAGCAATGTGGTGATGAGCATCGCGCCGACGCTCACCAATTCGCTCAATATCA